GCTATGTTTCTAATTATAAGTGAAATATATTTATTCTTATTTCGAACTCACGTTAATTTAGGTAGCTGCTCATAGCCCTTACCGTGCAAGAACTTGGCAACCAACTCTATCTTTTGGCGGTTGTCGAAGCCTCTATCTTTGCATATGTTGGTAATACATACATTCGCCTTGCTTGATGGTTTCTTTCCAAAAGATGGTACATACCCACGCGCCTCATGTACATAAGTTCTTGGATAGCCAACCTCTTCACCTAAATATTCACCTGTGATGCAATCAAATTCACCACTAATTAAACTATCTGCTATTTCACCCATAATAATCTATATTTAATGTTTCACATTCAATCTTTCTTCACTCGTATAAGCCACTACAAGCCCAGTTTCATCATGCCGTATCGTGACATACTTCTCGCCTCTCTCTATGGTAGAAAAGTCGTATGGTGTACATAGCTTACCCAATACTTTGCCCAATTGCTTCATCAGTGGGGCTTCGGGGCTGATAACTAAAACTAAATCCGCTTCCATAATCGTGTGTATTGTGGTAGCCCAAAGGCTACCGGATTAGAACTTATGCTATTTCTATGCTTATTATATCCAAAATATTGTCAGTAATCATGCTATTTACGCTTAATTGGGCAGACTGAATATTGTTATCAACCATCCATCTTTTCGCACGATTAACAGCGGTTTTCTTACTACTGCCGTCCGGTATCAATGCACCCAAATCATTATAATCATCATCTAACAGTTCAAAATAATATCGCTTCATAATCTTCTATATTACGCAGGGCTTTCGCCCTGCTGGTTATTATGCTATCTTTAGCTCTTTAAGTCTCATATCTACCAATGATTTCAGCTTGCGAGTATCAAATAGTGGACTTCTATACCCATCTTTGATAAGCTGTATCATTTCTTTATAACCAACCTTACATACAACCTCTGTCTTCATGCTGTTATCATAAATAGCAGAATTGCAAGCGGTTATTGTGAATGCCATTGTTTTGTAACCTTTATCCTTCTTCATGATAGATGCAAACAAATACATATATACAGCATTTTTCATGCTATTCAAGGCATCTTCTTGACTGGCATTTACCTTTCTACCACCTAAAAAGTCACCACATTCAATTTCTTGACCTTTTTTGATAATAGACAATGTACTGATGTACATTTTAATATCTGTTGCTTTCATATCTTCTATGTTTTAATTGTTAGTAATATTGGTTTCTTTTATATAGCTAAGATACTGATTATTAGCGATGTGTACAAATATAATCATCTGATTAACAGTGAGTTAAACTCGATTTAACTTAAAGTTGGATATTGACATGTTCATTTCAGTCGCGCTTTGTATGAATACCGTCCAATGATATGTGCAATGCTTTTTCATATATCGACTTATCACAATTAGAAAATAATCGTTAACTTTGTTCATACTTTTAAAATTATAGGTGCATGAAAAAAATTGTGACTTTATTTGCAACCGTGCTTCTGTTATACGGTTGTGGAAGTGTTCCTTTGACAGGCAGGAAACAGATGCTGCTTGTATCCGACTCCGAAGTGCTTTCATCAAGTCTGACCCAGTATTCGGAATATATCAAGTCGGCACCGATATCAAGTAACGCGACGAAGAAAGCGATGGTGACACGTGTCGGAAAGAAAATAGCCGCTGCCACGGAACAATACTTGGAAAATAATGGAATGTCCGGTGAGGTGAGGAACTTCTCATGGGAATTCAATCTGGTTAAGGATAATCAGGTGAACGCTTTCTGTATGCCGGGAGGCAAAATCGTTGTGTATGAGGGACTGATGAATCTGGTTTCCTCTGATGACGAACTGGCTGTAGTTATCGGACATGAAGTGGCGCACGCTGTGGCCAAGCATAGCAATGAGCGTATGAGTCAGCAGCTGGTTGCACAATACGGAGCGAAAATTTTTGGGGAGGCTCTCAGTGGAAAATCCGCCGCCATACAGAAAGCCGGGAATATAGTCTATGGTCTTGGGGCACAATACGGTGTGATGCTTCCATTCTCACGCAAACATGAAACCGAGGCTGACTATATGGGGCTTATTCTTATGACGATGGCTGGTTATAATCCGAATGTGGCCGTCACATTCTGGCAGAAGATGTCGGCGGGCGGATCGGGTTCAGTGCCAGAGATCATGAGTACGCATCCGAGTGACGCAACACGTATTAGTGACATAAGGAAACATTTGCCGGAGATGAAGAAATATAAGTAAGCTTTAGAAAGTTACTGTAAAGTATTTGAAAAAACTTTAGAGAATGGTACAAAAAGGCGTGAAACCAAATGGAATCACGCCTAAATTATAATAAAACTCTTAAAAAGGTGTACATAATTACCAATCCTTAATTCTCTAACATCAATCATAATAACGCTGCAATCTTACGCACCTTATTAATTCTCTCCATAAACCTGTTGTCTTTTTTTGCCATTTGCAAATTATAAGATGTTTGCATTTTGAGCAAAGGTTCCGCATCTAAATCTAACGCGGCTTCTAGGAGCATAGCATATTTTGTATTTAGTGAACGCTTTGCATTCAGAATTTCATTTAATACAGTATAAGACACACCCATCTCTTTAGCAAGTTTCTTTTGAGAAATACCCCTAAATTCAATTTCATCTTTTAATACTTCTCCCGGGTGTGTCGGTTCAAAAGGAATTAAGTTATTAGCTATCATTTTAGGGTCTACGCCATCTATTTTAATCATAACTTTCTATTTATAATGGTTAGACAATTCAATTATATTACAGATGGTAGTCACTACTTCACCTTGCACCTCTGTGGTTGTAAATTCAATACGATATTGATTGTTTACTCTAACAGAGCAAAAGTCCTTTTTGTCCCCTGATAATTTTTCAAAACTCAGCCCATTGTATTTACAAAGTGAAGTTACATCAGGGACACTGATTATTATATCTATACAACGTTTATATCTACGTACGATATCAGGTTGAAAACGATGCTTTTTATCATTCGCCTTTCCAAACTCATACAATTCTTTCAGATACTCTTTATCAAACGTTACTACCATCTCATTTGTTTCTTTAATGCAAAGATAGCATTTTAATTTTATTCATTCGCATTTTTGCGAATAATTTTCTTTAAAAAAAAATTAGCGACAACTCCAAAGAATCACCACTAACTATTCTATTTTTCTTATCACAAAATTGTGAACTACCGCTAAAGTAAAGATTTAGGGGGCTTCAAATACGATTTTCAATAAGCCAAGAATGCTGGAAAGCCACGCAAATTTGGCATAAAGTCTGATTGGGAGCTTTCATAGAGCTATATTTCCCATTAAGTGCATTTCTTTTTAAGTATTTCAACACATTCTTTATCCCATCATCGAAACCATGCTTATACCCTTTAGTATATTCCCCTATAGTATATACCGCCATTGACAGAAAAAATAGAAGGATACCTACAGGCTTATACCAGCCAGGTAGTGAGATAGAAAACGGCTTAAATGTAATTGTGAGATCTCCAACCCATATAGGGCGATAATAAATATAATTGTAAATAATATTGTTTTCATAATCATATAAGTTTTAAAGCTTCCTGTAATCCTGCTTCAAGTGCTTCTTCGTAGATATTATAACGGACAATAGGTCTGTCAGACAATCCTATCAAGTCATGCCTCGGAATTGTCAGTATATCATACGTCCAATAATTTCCATACATATAGGATATTTCGATATGCAGGTTCTTAGTTTCACGAAGCCACTTTTGGGCAACATACAACACTGGACACAAAAATTCAACTGGTTCGTTATCTATTTCCGTACAACATGACATACTTTGCGGAATGTCGTATCTTCTAATAATATTATCGCAACTTATTGTGTGTTCACACTTCCAATTAAACCCTTTCTCTTTCAGCATCTTTGCTGTTTCCAATGTTACAAGTTCTTCGGTCATGGTTGGTTCTCCTTTCCTTTAAAGTGTTCAATCAGTTCGTCTACGGTAGCCTTGTGATAATATGGTAAGTTAAAATCATTAGGCATCCCATAGAAATCCATTCCAGATAAACCTCCATCAGAGCCATCCCGGTATATACCCCAATCGCCCTTACCATTAGTGAATAATTGATTGTTGTCTGTATTATCCTTTAATGCAGCTATAGCCAGAAAAAGTTCCTCATTCGTTCCGCAATCAACACTATCGGTTTCGTCAGGATGTGGAATATTACTGAAAAACTCAATACTATATAGACAGTATTCGGGTTCAGTGAAAATACATAAATCTTTGTTAAGTTCCGCTCCAAACAATCTATATCCCAACTCATCTAATTTCTTTCTAAGTTTATAGGTACTCTTGCGAATAAAACACGGTGTTGTAAACCCCATAGTTATTCCTCCTTATCTATCTTAATATCAGTTACTTTTCCACGACAGACAAATCGCTGGTCCATATTTGGGTTGTCATAAGCTATATCGCAAATGATTTCTGAACTATCATCGCACTCATTTTGTAATGAGCACTCATCACATATTCCAACGCACAATTCATGCAGCATCCCGTCTATTATTATTCCGTTTTTTATTTCCATAATTAATCTCCTTTTTCTTTTGATTAATCAATTACAATACACCTAATATCTCTTTCACCAAATAATTTATAGGTACACCTTCCTTCATAAAATTTTATGGTATCTCCCTTAACAGTAATAACCATTCCACCTTTTAATCTATGTTCCGTACCATCTTTACAAGATAACATCATGGTTGTCATAAGAATAATTAATATAAACCTCATTATTCAATCTCCTTTCTCTTTAATCCGTTCCAGTACATCCTTGTTGGATTCGAGTATATCATCGAAAGAGGGGATTGGAAACCATGCTTTTATTACGCCTTCATCGTAGAACAGGTGAGGATATTCTTCGATTTCTGCAAACTTATTCCATTTTTTAAAGAAATAAACTTTCTCAACAACAGCACCATCAGTAACAAAGTAATATCCACTCTCTTCTGGCAACCGCTCCTTAACACTTATCCAAGGCGATTGCTTTGACTGCCATTCGGCACCAGAAATAAAAGATTCATAAATCTGTTTATGCACTCCATTAATAAATCCATTTATTGTACCTTCGGCATCACATATTTCAAAATGCGTTTGGTGCTCTCTTGCCGCTTCTTCTACTGTCTGTTTCATATCTTTTTTCATAATTCGTCAAACTCTTTTTGTAATTCTTTTATCTTACTATCCAAAGCATACATATAGCACTGAAGGAAATTCTTACCAAAAATTTCTTCCTTTAATGGTACATCATTGTGCATTCTGTTGTATGTAAATATCAATCCACCACCATATTTTATGTTAGAATTTTCAAGTGCCATCTTATGATCTTTGTATTCCTCTATTTTATTGTTGATTTCTATTGCTTTGTTGAATTTATCTTTATCCATATTTCTCCTTTCCATCTATCCTAGCAGCATATACATTGCTATTAGGAATAGATAATAAATTGTTGTTTTACTCATTTCTTTCTTTTGTTATTACATATTGCAATCTCCACACATATCCACAAGGGAATCAAATTCTTCTCGTGAGTATTCAAATCCATTGATTACGATTACCTCGTTACCATTTTGGTCAAAATAAACTCCATCATTCATTTCTATATCGTTTTGAGCTTTTCAGACTACATCATTAATACTAATTTCTCCTTTCAATACTCGTTCTACCTGCCGATCAAGTAATTCTTGAAATTCTATTTGGCATATAAGAGAGCAATCCGGTATAATCTCTTCTACTGGGTCTCCCCGCCACGTTGGTAGTTCATCCAAGAAGATGCACCCGTCTTTATCTTTCAAGCAGGTAGCTCCAACATCACGCTCAATCTCAGCCATTCGAGCAAATACTTCCGGAAAGTCCTTCCGTATCTTATTCCAATAGCCCATGCCACCTTTCACGCAACTGATACAATTATTGTTATTATAGCCCATCTTGTACATGGCTGGGATTTCAATGCCGGCCTTCCAAAGCATTCCCATTGCATCCTTTTTGGTTATCTGTCGCTCGATAAGTGGGAACAACGGCTTTGTATCAGGATATTGCTGTTTAAAGCGGATAGCTCGATTGATTTCTTTCGGGTCAAAGTCGAATCCCCAAACTTGACCGTCCCAAGAACCAAGTTCCTTCTCCAGCTTGTAACGGACTTGTTTCTTTAGTTCGAATGTGCAAGCTGCACCAGTAGGACCATTGATGTACCGTTTTTTAATCAGTACATCTTTTACGTTGAAAAACTTATCGCTGCGAATGGTATGAATTGGCTGCCCGTACCATCTCTCGCAATCTGAGATAAATCGGACATTATCTGGATGCCCGGAACCAGTTTCGATATAATAGAGTTGTACATCGTTATACAAGCTCAATGCAATCTTACAAGCAACTGCGGATGTTACACCGCAACTAAACCAAGCTATTATCATTTTATTCCTTTCCGTACCGTTATTCGTTAATTGGCAGTTTCATAAAGCACATCCATATTGTTTTGCTCTGCCTTCCAGTGGTATGTCCAAATAGAGGTTTAAAAGGGATAACAGACAATACATCCACTGTTTTTATTTCACTCTCGTTCCATTTGAATACAAGCGTGCCGTTAGGCTTCAAGACGCGCATACACTCAGTAAATCCATCGTGTATTAGTGACTGCCAGTCTTTCGGCAGTTTTCCGTACTTTTTAGCCATCCATGAGGTTTCACCAAGTGTTTTTAGATGAGGTGGGTCAAATACCACCATGTAGAAAGAATTGTCCTCAAACGGCAAGTGGGTGAAATCTGCTATTATATCCGGTTTTATCTCTATGGTTCTGATCTTATCTCTATCCTTGGCTGTTACTATCTCTGATCTCTTATCAACGAATAAGGCAAGAGGATTATGTTTGTTAAACCAAAACATTCTACTGCCACAGCAGGCATCTAATATAAGTTTTCCATTTTCCATTAAACTATTTCTTTTAATTTCTTCAATCTCAACTTTTTCAATACTTTACAAAGTGCTTCAGTATTTTTTCTCGCTTGTGTAACCTCCACCGCATTCCCGATAAATTTCTTTTGGTCAGCTTGTGTGCCTATTAAAACATAATCTTCAGGGAATCCCATAATCTTTTTGAGTTCCGGAATGCGAAGCATCCGCATTTTAATATCCACTATGCCATACAGTGCCATGAACTCCTTTATCTTCACGGTCATAGGACTATCATTGTCGTAGATTTCAATCGCTACCTGACCGCTTTCTGTTGCTACCAGATAGGGCGGCATCTTATCCATGCGGGCTATTAATGTGAAGCAGGGGCTATCAACAGAGCCGCCAGCACTGTTGAACTGTGGATTCATCAGATAGTGCCATTTCCTGTTTGCGGTAATGGTCTGGGAGGGTTCCTCTATACTGCTACCTACATTTGAGAATGCAGTATTCATTATCCACGGCTGGCATGTTACCAAGTTTTGTTTCGGTGTTGTGGTAACAGCGGGGCATGGCGAGTTTATATCAGACACCTGACCACCTCCAGAATATTGATTCATAAAAAATGGAGATACAAGGGAAAGTCTGTCTTTAGTCAGAAGTGTAGGACAAGGCTGATTAATATCCTTTCCTGTATCCTTAAAGTTATAAGAACACATAAATCGGCTTTCAATTAAAGCCATCCTGTCCTTCGTTGTGACCGTTGGAGCTGGAAGGTCTACCGAATGATTATGTCCATTTCCATAATAAGCAGAAACAAAAACATGGTGGTCTTTGCAGGTGATTGCACCTGCCGGTTCTTCTACAGACACATTCTTGCTTTCGGGATGTCCGCTGAACTGTTTGGAGAGGAAACTTACCTGTACCTTTGCAAAGCGGTTTTCAGTAGTCAACACTCCGCATGGTTCATCAACTGATTTGCATGTGTCTTGAGGGCGAACCGTATTGTAACGGGAAAGGAAAGCATCCTTTCCTCCGGCTACAAACTTGATAAGTCCAGCATAGATACGTTCAAGCGTTTTCTCTGCAAGAGGCTTTTCCCTGAAGATGGTAGTTCCTTCATCAGAGAAATCAAGCACGTCTTTTACCGGCTTCCACTTCTCCAGCCGCGAGAACATATCTTGCCTACCACCTTTACAGTGGGTCGGTTCAGGGAATACTATCGGCAAGTTCTTTTTAGCAAAGATGCCGAAGAAGCGTTTTCTTGTGGTGTAGGCACCGAAGTCGGCAGCATTTAAGATGCGGTGCTCAAAGTTGTAACCGTACTTCTTGACATTGCGCACCCACTTTTGATAAAGCCGGCCTTTGTCCATGCTGATAGGTTTCCCATTCTCATCCATATCTCCCCATGACATAAACTCTTCTACATTTTCAATCTGAATGTAGTCAGGGTCTATAACATCAATATAACGGAAGAGATGTTCTGCCAACGTTCGGCTGTCAGCATCTCTCGGCTGACCGCCTTTGGCTTTCGAGAAGTTGGTACACTCCAAAGAGGCATGAAGCATTATCATGGCATCAGGGTATAGCTGGCGGATACGTTCTACAATAGTGCTTATCGGGGAAAGTTCCAGTGTACGGATATCCTCAATAAAGTGAAGTGCATCAGGGATATTGGCATCATGTGAAAGGATGGCATTCTTGTCATGGTTCACACAGCAAACAACCTTTCCACATCTATTTCCATCCAATCGTGCTTCTTCCACACCTTCGGATAAGCCACCGGCGCCACAAAAGAGATCAATAACAAATAGTTCTATATCGGACAGACCTTCAATGGATTTTAAGATATTTTTCTGCGATTTCATAACTTCTCCTTTTTAAACAGGTGGCTGAACGCATTATCCAAATCCAAGTCTAGATTCAGTTTGGACGGGAAAGATTTAATGTATTCGTACATCTTATAAGCGAGGTTGTCATCATCACCGCATCTGTCAATCAGTGTGAGCAACATGGCGTTCACCATGTCAGAATCATTGCCGAAGTTTTCCTGAGTGGATTCGCTGCAATGATTCACATCACTTTTCAATCTCTTTATCGCGGCTATGGCTGTGTTGAAGTTTCTTTTTGAATCGTGCCGCAATTCAAAGCCTTCCTTCTTGTATTGCTGCTGCATTTCTAGAAGGTTGGTTTCTAAAACGTCCGTGAGGACAAATACGATGTTGGTCAGTGTGTTCAATTGAGTTGTTTCTTGCATAATAATAAATTTTATTTGACTTTCAAATAAAAATAAAGTCAGATTATCCGCAGAATAGGGGAGAAGTTGTAAAATGTGAACTTCCCCAAGATGTCATACGGTGTATTTTTTCAAAGTGTCCATGATATTGTCTATCGGCAGGGGGACGGGGGGTTTTTCCCTTATCTTCATAGCAGGCAATATGTCTGTATGCCTCAGGGAAATTCTCTTTGATTCTTTTGAATGTCCGTAATGTCAGAAGTGACGCAACGACTGATTCATATACCTTGGTCTTCTCATCCTTTACCGCACTGATCTCGATTTCCAGTTTGTCTATCTTTTCAATAACTTCCCTGTCCGCCTCAATGTGAGGATAGTAAGCGTTTGCGCTGGGAAATCCTTTCAGTCCGGCAACACGTTTTTCATAGGAACCGTTAAACAGTGTGATGCTATATGCAACAGAGAAATAAGACCGAAACTTTTGAAAACAGTCGGTGATTTCCTGTGGAATGGATTTTCGGATCACCTCTTCCGTAATCCTGACCTGTTCATCATGCAACAGGTTGATTTTCTTTTCTAACGGCTCTACCATTTTATTGGCAACTTCTTCCGCCAAAACTTTCGTAATGTTCATTGCTCTTGGTTTTTATTAATTCTTTTATGTATGTAAAGATAATTTTTAT